GAGGCTTGCAGGATGGGAAACGATTGATTCAGGAATTGACACAAAGCATATCGGCAGTCAGGCAATCAAAAGCGATCCTGTCTTGAATTTTCTCAACTCGCAGACGTTCGATTTGTACCGGCAGTATTACGTCAAGAAGTGGGGCGGCGTCCCTGACCACGAAACCTTTACCGTGCCGTTCAATGGAGCTATGCCAGCATGAAAATCTCAATCGATCTAGACGGTTGCCTTTGGCATCATCAGACGTTCTTTCGTGACCTCATGCGCGGGATGCAGTCGGCTGGTCACCAGGTGGGAATCCTAACATCGCATAAAAAGATTCACATCTCGGCAGATTTGGCGCTTCTAGAGAAGCGTGGATTCCCTCTGCCTGATTTCTACTTTGATAGGCCGAACGGCGTTATCGACTACGCAGCGTACAAGGCGCACGTAATTTTAGAACGCGGCATCGATCTGCACTTCGAGGATGGGCTTGCCGAGGAAATGCGGGCGCTGCTGCTCAAGGACGCCTATCGCGTGGTGAGCGTAGCGCCGCGCGGGACCGAAGAGCAGCACTTCGATTAGTAACCAACTAGGTACATTCCGCAAAAGTGAGCTTGACAGACCATATACAGATTTACATAGTAATACGTTTTGACATATTGGCGTCTATGGTATGCTGGATTCGTGCCACAGACTGCCCAAGGACGAACGATTGTCGAGTCAATGCGCCGCTCCATGCTGCGCAAGGCAAAACGTCCCGCTTCCAGCCGTGATGCGGCTCCAGCTTCCCGCCTGAGCTACTATGCCAGCTTGCTCCCCGGCAAGGAATCTCAATTCCAGACACCCGGTGAAGGGTATCGAATCTACAAGGATGTTCCGATATGCCGGACTGGTTCACAGCAGTATATCGGGCGCGAAATCAAGAAGAATCCAGGCTATAAGGCAGAATGGGGCATCGGGGACGATGATCTTGTTACCGTCTACCGGCCCGTCGAAGAGGTCACAGCGCCGGAGACAATTGCTTCATTCGAAGGCAAGTCTGTTCTTGACGAGCATCCGCCTGATCCCAAAATCCTGATTGACGCCTTGGATGAATATGACGGTGTAAGCAAGGGTCATGCTCAAAACATCCGCATCGGGCAAGTTCTTGATAGCGGTGAGTTTGCTGGTGAAACTCCGCTTCTTGCTGATCTCCATGTGAAGCATCCCGATTTGAACGTGAAAGTGGATGAAGGAATCCGGGATGTATCATGTGGATATACGTTTCGCTTGGATAAAGATTCGTCTGGGCGTTACATCATGCGAGAGATTCGCGGCAATCACATTGCTGTTGTACCAAAAGGCAGGGCCGGGTCCGATGTTGGTATAAAGGATTCAGCGCCGAAATCGAATATAGGGAGAATCACCATGTCGAATTGTTTGCTGGTTGCGCTTGGACTTCAAGCCGCCCTCAAGGACGCCGAACCGGAAGAGGCAAAGAAGATCGTGGATGCCGCATTCGGGGAAGAAAAAGAAGACAAGGAAGAGAAAAAGGGCGAAAAGGATTGCGTCAAGGACCGCAAGCGCGGGGCCAAAGATGGCAAGCCTGCCGTTGCCGCTCTCCGCGAGGCCGCTTCCGGTTTCATGTCAGCGTTGGATGCTTTTCTCGGCGAAGAGGAAGAGGAGCCGGAACACGGCGCGAAAGACAAGAAGAAGGCAGCCAAGGACGCGGACGAATTCGGCGAGGACGGTATGTCTGACTCCGAAGATGAATCCAAGGAAAAGGAAGACGAGGAGCGCGAAAAGCAGTCCAAGAAGGCCGAAAAGGACGCCGAAGGTGCAATCGTTCTTCCCCCTGACGAACACGCGGAATCGAACTTCTCCACAGGCGACGCGGCTTCCCTCGTTTCCATGCTTCGTCCGCTCGTGGCCCGCTCTGGTGACAAGGCCGCAAAGGATGCGTTCTCTGCTTTCTCCCGCAAGGTCAAGGCTGCGCAGTCCGGCGCAAAGGATGCAGCCGCCGATCCGTTTGTCGCGCTGGCGAACATCTCGCAAGACGGCGCGGCTGGCGATTCTGAGCCGGAAATCCCGATGTACACTTTCTTCAATGGCAAGTCTCATGCCGAAGGCGTGAAGGCGTTCAACGAATATCAGGCCGCTCGTGCGGCTAAGAGGAGCTAACACCATGCCCGCATCTGTCATCCCTGTAACTGGACTGATTCAAGGCCCGATTGGCAGCATTTCGCAGTCGGATACGCCGCTCACCACAAATCGGCTGGTCAATCCCGCCGACACGCTTTCGATTGCTTTCGGTGAGCCGCTGGTTCTCAACTCGAATAACACCTATTCGAGCGTGAAAACCTATATCGTGACCGACAGTTCTTCGGTGACCGGATCGACTCCGATTGCATTCGCCCAGGCGAACGTCAAGACGAATACGGTTTACCCGAATAACTCCAATGCGGCCATTGCCAACTCCGGCGTGTATCTTCCCGGCCAGCCTTGCGACGCTCTGGTGCGCGGCACGATCACGGTTGCCGTTCCTTACGGAACTCCGGCAGGCGCGGGCGCTCAGGTGTACATCCGCACGGCAACCAACGGGAGCTATCCGAATAGCGCAATCGGGCAGATCGAAGGCTCATCGCTCACCGGCAACACTCTTCTGACTACTGGCATTGTCTTTACGACCGGCGTTCTTTCCACCGATCCGCGGACGGGCCAAATTTCGGCGCAGGTAACCATTCTCAATCGGCTTATCCCGTAACAATGGAGAGGACAATGAATAACACGATCTCAATTTCTTCTTTTGACCACGCTGGCCCTTCTCGTGCCGACAAAAGCACGATTAGCGCAGCCTGCGCAGACGCGGGAAAAAGCGTAAGTGACTATATGCGCAGCCTTTACACCATGCGCATGAGTGGTTACCGGCAGTTCTCGGCAGCGGGTGATGCTTCCGCGACCGGCCAGATTTTCCTTCAGTCGGAACTCAACAAGCCCGATTCCCGTCTGCATATGCCGATGGAGGGTCATACCTACTTCCGCGACATTCCGCTGATGAATGGCGGCGGATGGGTTGATACCGAGACGGCGCAGTTCGTCGATGTGTTCTCGCCGAACAACACGTCTTCGCCGAATACCACCGGCACTGCGTCGAACAACATTCGCACGCTGAATTTCAATCGGAGCCAGGATGTTTACCCGACGAATCCCTACCAGGTGAATGTCCGCATTCCGCTGATTGAGTCGCTGAAATTGGCGCAAGCGAATCGCAGCCCGAACGACATTTTAACGAAGGCCGTCCGCACTGACTTCGACAAGACGCTTGACGCTCGCGTTTACGTGGGCGTGCAGGCTAATCAGGGAATGCTCAACTGCATCATCTCCGGCGTGGTCAATCAGGTCGCCGCGAATGGCGCAACGAGCGGCACTCCCGGATGGGCTACCAAAAGCCCGAATGATATTAACGCCGACTTCAACAATGCCGCGCAACTGGCCTTTGCGAACTCTGGATACTCGCCAGATGCAATCCCTGACCGCTTCTTGGTTCCCTCAAGCCTCTGGATATATCTGCTCCAGCCGATGACGCTTCCCACAGGCGGCACGGGCGGCGGCACAATTCCGGCATTCAAGAACGTGCTGGAGTACATCAAAGCCCACTATTTCGGCATCAGCATCAACGGCAAGGTGCCTGAAATCGTACCGCTTCCCTACTGGGCAGAGACCATCGGCGGCGTGGCGCACACGGGCAGCAAGCAGTTGACCGCATACGTGTTCAACGATGACTACCTGAACTTTGGAATTCTCCAGGACTTGCAGGCGATGGGCGGACCTTTGAGCCTCCAGGAAGGCGCTTACGTCAAGACGTATATCGCCAATACCGGCATCGTCAAGGTTCTCCGGCCCACCACGCTGATCTATCAGTACGGCATCTAACGCGGCAGCAGAGAAAGCGCAGACTGGGCAGGGCCTAATAAGCTCTGCCCGATTTTTCAGGGGTGAGTATGCCGTTCCCGAAACAAGGCATTGACCAGTTCTATATGCTGATTTACGGCTATGACGGCTGGCAGAATTTCGGCTGTCAGTCCGGGGCATACTTGGGGCTGGCATCCGGGATACCGCAGACAGGCAATCCGCCTTACACGGTCAATGACTTCCTTGCGATCTATCCCAAATTCTTTGGCGCGGCAACGCTGGTATCGGGAACGCTCACATCCGAATCGAATCAAATCGCGGTTGATTCAACAGCGCAAGGTCTCTCCGCTGGTCAGTTGATTGCTTGTCAAGGGCTTAATTCAGGGACGGTAATCAACTCAGTAACTATGCCGACAATCACTGTTTCGAGCAATGCGACGGAATCGGGCGCGGTGACGCTTTCGGTTTACGAAGCTCCGCTGGTTCCTCTGGCAGTCATTCAGCTTTATCTGAACCTCGCCTATGTTTCTCTCATGCAGTCGCGCTGGCGCGAATCGTGGCAGCTTGGCATGGCGCTGTACATCGCGCACTATCTAACGCTCTGGTGCCAGACTGAGGGCAATGCACAGACAACCGCGAATCAGATTGTGGCGAACAGTTTGCAGGCCGGAATCACCGTATCGCAAGGCGCGGATGGGGTTTCTCAAGGTTTGCAGGTACTCTCTAGGCTGGAGAACTGGGCAGCATGGACGCTGACTCAATATGGCGTGCAACTGGCGACTTTAGCCCGCGTCATTGGTGCTGGTCCAGCATATTTCAGACGATAGGTGCATGATGCAGGTTTCCTACAGCAGCGACGGTCCCGGCATGAAGAACATCATGGCAGGGATTGCTGCGTTGAATGGGGCTGATGCTCTGGTGGGCATCCCTGAAGGTGATGACCGGCAGGCCGATCTCTTGCAACGCGCATCGCTTATCAAGCTCACAAAAAAGGGCAAGATCGGCAAACGCGCACAGAAGTTGGTTGATGCCGCTGCCGTGCCAATCTCTAACGCGGAACTGCTTTTTATTTTCACGAACGGAAGCCCGCTCCACGGCCAGCCGCCGCGCCCGGTGATTGAACCTGCAATTGAGGAGAAGAAAACAGTGGAGCGCATCTCCCGCGCATTGGCAGCGGCTTCCACGGCGGCGCTTGACGGCAATGAAGCGGGAATGCTTGACGCGCTGGACCGCGCCGGACAGATCGGCGAGAGCGCAGCAAAACGCTGGTTTACCGATTCTCGGAACGGATGGGCTGAAAATGCGGCTTCTACTATTCGGGCCAAAGGGAGCGAACGTCCTGGCATTGATACCGGACAGATGCGGCGGGCGATCACTCACGTTGTGGAGGCCGGTCAAGGCGTGCATGAGGGCAATGCTGCGAATTTTGCGCCGGATACCGAGATAGCTTTCGGGCCGCAGTCTGAGGGCGCGATTGAAGAAGTGGCGGAAGTGGCGGAGGTAGCAGCGATCTAATGCCGACAATCAACCTAACCCGCGTTGTAAATAGTCCCGCGTTCGCGCAAGCGTACACCGTCAATCGCTCATCTGGCACATTCCAGCAAGGCTGTTATGTTTCAGTCACGACCGCAATACCGTTTTGGGGAATCATTCAACCGGCCACCGAAGAGGATTTAGCGCAAGTGCCAGAGGGTGACCGCTCTACCGGCATGATGGGATTCATCTCTGAGCAGCCGATGTACAAGACGCGGGCGCAAGGCAGCGCGTCCGGACTGGGCGATACGATCACATGGGACGCGCAAGAATATCGCGTTGTGGCAGTTGTTCTGTGGAAGGATTTCGGATTCAACAAAGCAATCGCAGCGAGGTTGAGCGGTGAGTAGCTTCCCAGTCCCGAATGTCGGCACCATGACAAGCACGGGATTGACTGCGCAGCAACTCGCTGTCATCTGGCAGAATCTTGTTTTGCAATGCCTCGGAATATCGCCTAACGGTCCAACGGACAGCGCGGCTTATTCTCAGGTGCGCATTGATTGGCCGACGCCGGGACAGCCCGCGTGGCCCATTACGCTTGACGTGGCGTTCATCCGCGTAACTGAGGTTCCCGATGCGTACAACACTGCGCATGAGATTCAGCCGGTTTCTCAGCCGGGTTTGACCTGCCCAGAAACCACCATCTACACGCGCGTTTGGGAAGTATCGTTCATCTTCTATGGACCGAATGCGTTCGACCGGGCGCGACAAGTCAAGGCGTGCCTTTACCAGGATTTCGTGCATGATGCGCTGGCAGGATCGAAACTTTACCTCAATCCCGTAACCGGCACACCCAGCCGCAATCCAGAACTTTTCCAGAATCAATGGTGGGATCGCACTGACTTTTCTGCTCGAATAAATGAGCAGGTTACGGACACTTTGACCAAAAACACTATCCAAAGCGTTGAAGTTCAACTCCAAAGCGCGTTGGGTATAATCAGTGATGTAGTAGTGGAACTTTAGGAGAGAAAATGTCCACACAGCCCTTACCGCTTTCGATCCTTTGCGATGTGAGCGTTTCTGTCGCTCCTGCTGGAGTTTCAGTACCAGCGTTCAATCAATGGCTTTGCGTTGGAAATAGCGGGCGAATTCCATCCTACGGCGCGAACTCGCGTTGCGTTCGGGTTCCCACCTCTACAGTCGATACATCCTTGACGGCGCTCGGCTATATGCCAACCGATCCTGAGTACATCGAAGCGCAGCTATATGCGGACCAAACGCCGCAAGCGCAGTATCTTTGGATGGGTTGCCAAGACCCCACGGCGCTGCAAACGATCACGCTGGATTCCGGGCATGGCGGCACGAACTGGAGCGCGGGCGACACGTTCCTCGTTTTGCAGTCGAACGCATCCTACGGGTACGGAAAGGTTTTAACAGCGACAGGCGGCGTTGCTCAGACTGTACAGATGATTTCCGGCCAGCAGGGAACCGGCTACGCGATTGGCGTCGGATTGTTGACCACGGCGCAACTTCCCAGCACTGGCACCGGCCTCGAAGTGAACATTACTGCCGTGGGCGAGACGCCATTGCAGGCCGTGACCGCTTGCCGCGTTGCGCAGCCCTCGTGGTACACAGTAAGCACCACGACGGCGGCGGATGCGGACAACGTAGCCATCGCAGCCTATCTCCAGAATGCGCAGCCGGCCGCGCAACTCATCTACAGCACACAGAGCCTTTCCGCGCTCCAGAGCACAACCGGCAATGTGTTCTCTCTCATCAAGGCTGCGAACTACAGCCGCGCACATGGATGCTATTCCACGATACAGGAAGGAGCGGCTCCGAATAACGCCTACATCGCGGGCGCGATTGCCGGTAAAGCGATGGGGTTGAATACTGGCCTCGCAAACAGCAATTTCTCGCTCGCAGCCAAAACGCTCATCGGCGTAACGACTGAGCCTCTAACGCAAGCGCAGATCAATGTTTTTGCAGGAACGCCGGGGCTTGGCTTCGGGAACAACGGCAACAGCTACAACAACTATGCCAACTCCTACGACTTCTACTATCAGGGCGTGAACGGTAACGGCCTCAACTTCATGACCGTTCTCGGCCTCGATATGCTGGCGGCAGACGCGCAGATTTCAATTCTGAACGTATTGCAATCACTTCCATCCATCCCGCAGACAGATGCGGGGCAAGCGCTCATCTTGAATGCTGTGCGCGGCGCTTGCAGCCGGTCTGCAAACCGTGGATTCATCGCGGGCGGAGTGTGGAACGGTATCGCTATCCCGCTGCTTCCTTCGGGCGGTCTGACAAATGGAGAATCGCTTGCAAGTGGTTACTGGGTTGGTTCGTCTTCGTTCTCCACTCAGTCGAGCGGAGACAGGGCGCTCTTCAAGTCCATGCCGGTGTACATCGCGGTTATTCTCGCCGGAACGCAGCAGAGCTTCACAATCGCAGTAAACGTCCAGATGTAACAGGAGATTGCAATGGCGAACGGAACTACCACCTATTCGTTCAAAGACTTGACCGGGGCGATTGCCTCTCCGCTGGCAGCAGCATTCATCCTTGCGGGCGGAACGCTGGGCAGTGGCAAGATCACTGTCGAGATGACGCATGAATGGACAGAGCAGGACGTGGCACACGACGGCGCGGTAATGGTTTCTGCTTCGCCTGGGCAGAATGGTGTCGTGACTGTTGATTGCCAGCAGACCTCAGCCATCAACGCCTATCTCAAGTTTGCGCAAAACGCACATCAGACGGCGCTCATCAACGGTAATTCGTCCAACTGGGCTGCAATCGCGCTCGACTTACAGAATCCTGTCACGGGCGATCAGAACGTATGCACGGGAGTTTCGTTCTCGAAGAAACCGCCCCAGCCTTATGGCGCAAAAGGTGAGTACATTCAGTGGAAACTGATGGCCGCAAACATCGCTAACCAGTAACCGGAGAAACCATGTCAGCGAATTTCAAAGACACAACTATTGGCGATAATCAATATCGCATTGGGCAACTCAAGGCAGCAGACGGCGGCTGGATATTCTCAACTTTCGTCAAGCGGTATCGCGCATACAAAGAAGCGCAGCCAGAGACGGAAGCGCAGCCGGAGACCATCGCCGCGCCAGTTGATCCGGAAGCTGGATTTGCTGTGACCGCCGCATTTCTCGTGGAACAGTTGGGGCGCGGTGAACTCGCCGAGGTCCAGGCGCTTTGCCTTGGAGTTTGCGGGCGCTACGATTCCCGCTTGGGCGCTCCGATTGCCAAGCCGATCCTCTTCGCCGATGGGCGCTATGCGATTCCCGATCTTGAGTTTGACGCGCCCGCCGCACTGGAGTTGACAAAGCAGTGCATCGCTTTCAATATCGCCCCTTTTTTTCCCGCAGCCGGATCGAATGTGAATCAGAATCCGGCTTTGGATTCGAGCCAACCGAGTACCCAAGCCTAGACCCGTTTCTTTGGCGTCCGGTAGCGGCTGGGGTTTGGACACATCGGGATATTGTAGAAGGCGTGTTCACGTTTCGTGACCTTTGCGATGTGCATGAATACCTTGACGTAAAGGAAAAGAATCAGGCCGACTTCCGCGCATGGAGAGCGGCGCAGGAGGCAAAATAGATGGCCGATACAATCAAGAGTTATCTAGTCAGCCTCTCCGCGAATGTAGATAAGGCATCTTTCGATAAATTTGCTTCCACACTTGCCGGTTCAGAAAAGATGGTTGCATCGTCTGTCGGCGGCATGGCCGGGAGTATGCTCAAGTTTCAGGTTGCCGGAACCGCCGCATTCGCATCGGTTGGCTTCGGCATTGTTGCCTACATCGACAAGCTAGGCCGCGCCGATCTCATGATGAAACAGCACGCCATGCAAAACATGATGAGCGTGCAACAGTATCGCGCAATGACTATGGCGCTGGATACGATGGGCGTTTCACTTGAGGATGTGTTCAACGGCACGCCGCAAATGAAGAGCTATTTTGCCGAGCTAATCAATGACCAGGTTAAACTAAATGGCGTGCTTGGACCAGACTTTGAGCAGAAAATGCAAGACATTCAAGACGTTCATCATCAGATAGATCGCCTCAAATTGAAGGGCGAATACTTCGGCATGAAGTTCGCATCTGACTTGCTGGAAAAGCTCGGTTTTGGGCAGGGAGGAATACTTCTCCAGCTTGAGCGGTTGAATGATTTCGTTCTCCAGAATATGCCGCGCTGGTCAGGAGAGATTGTTGATAATCTGGTTCCGGTGCTTGAGGAAACTTATGACATTCTCAAGAAGACGGGCGGGATGTTCCTTGAACTTTCGGTAGACTTTGATAATTTTGTTGGGACGATTTCAGGCGACGATTCTATCAATAAGAAAAGTGCAGACTTTGAGAGTTTTGCGCGGTCCGTTTCTCATGTGGTTTTCTGGGTCGGCGAAGCAATCAAGGGAATAGTCGGACTTGAAAAAGTAGTGACGGGAAGTATTGGAGTTGTATGGGATATTGGTAAGGCGGCTTGGGCTTTAGACGGAAGTCCAGATCAATACAAAAATGCATATAAACAACTTGAAGCGGCTGCGGATCAATCATTAGTAGCTGCTCATGGATTTGCTGATATTGGTGCAGCTATACTTCCTGGCGACTTCTACGGTGACAAGTTTGAATATCCAAGCGGCGGCGCATTGCAAAGTCAGATGAGAATAAATGTTCCCCCATCTTCTTATCAAAGTACAGATTTCCAGCGCCTCGTAAGGGGCGTTGCGCAGGTTGAATCGGGGGGAAGGCAGACAGACGCAAGCGGCAAGACGATCATCAATCCCAAAACTGGCGCAATTGGCATGATGCAGATTATGCCGAATACCGCAAAAATGTTAGGGGTTGATCCATACAATGCCGCGCAGAATTTGGCAGGCGGAGAGAAATATCTTGCACAGTTGCTTTTGAAGCATGGCGGCAATGTGCATGACACGCTGGCAGAATACGGCGGTTTTAGAACGCAATCTCCAGATGACTACGTTCGCAAGGTTGAGAATGCCGGGGGAATCACAATCGGAACAATCGTTATACAATCGTCTCCGTCCATGACTCCTGAGCAGCACACGCGGGCAATCAAAACAGGCGTAAGCGATGCACTCAGTCATCAGATTTTGGCAACCAACGGCGCATACGCAGGGGGATAGATGGGCGGAATCTCACTACCGGCGTTCTCTTCTACTCTCATCACGGGAGCGGGCGCGATTGTTGTCTATGCCGAATCTGCGAAAGAACGTGCCGCGCTTGCTGGGCGTCTCAATTCTGCGCTGGGCGTCGTGAATGGCCTTGATACGCAGTTTCGTCCTCCGCAGTGGTCACAACCCGCCATGGTTATGCTCACGGTGCCAGCGGCCTATGCAGGGGCCGTGGCGGGCGTTCAGGGCGCGTCTACAACCTCAAGCGCTTCTGTTACGCAAAATACGTCAACTCCCGCGAATGCTGTTGACCAGATGCTTGTCTTTGATGGCGTCATGCGGGCCTCGCACTCACAGCACGCCCGCGCAACAGAGCATCCGATTCAGGACGGCGCGAATTATAGTGATCACATCGTATTGGACCCCGCGCATCTTACACTCGATATTCTGATGACGGACGTGTTGCCGGATTACGCGCCAGGTGGAAATCCAAGCTGGGTTGGCAACGCTTCAAAGTCTGTAGCCTGCTTTCAGACGCTAGACAATCTCCGCTCGGCTCGCGTTCCACTGACGGTTACCACGCGCCTCAAGACGTATCTCAATATGTTCATCGTGGATTTTACACCTGATGAAACTGTGAAATATCGCTATGGTTTGCGCGGCACGCTTGAGCTTCGGCAGTTGAATCTATTCAGCGTGGCGACGTCAACGACCAGCGCCCGGAATCAGACCACGGCAAGCACTGCAATCGGGCAGACAGCCGTAACGTCCGTACCGGCAGGCGTTACTTCGCAGAATAATGTTTCTCAATCTACGACCGCAATCGGTGGTGGAGATTGGTCAAGTAATAATGCAGCTTCAATCGGAGTTGGACCTGTTTTAGTTCCGACCACATAGGGGAATAATGGCGCAAATCATTCCATTGACGAACGCACCGAATCAGCAACTCAGCGTTGCGCTGAATGTCGATGGGGCTGTGCTGCGCTTGAATCTGGCAATCACCTTTAGCGAAATGGCTCAATACTGGCTGATGAGCATATCGGATGCACAAAACAAACTTCTGCTCTCCGGCATTCCGCTCATCACCGGATCATGGCCCGCCGCGAACCTTTTGGCGCAACAGGCATACATGAAGATTGGCAGCGCCTACGTAATCAATCTCGGCATGGTTGCTGAAGATTATCCAACCGACACAGAGCTTGGAACTGGGTTTTTGCTGCTATGGGATGACACCGCCTCATGACCACGCAATTCAATAACGTCTCTCAGATTCCCAACTTCGGGCAAAAGTGGAGCCTTGTCATTACAGGAGTGCCCGATGCAAGCGGAAACGCTGTGACCACTTCGATAGGCGAGAGCGGTTGGACTCCTGAGACGATGCGCATCGTCTTCGAGGTCAATCTTGTAGGCTACATGGCGCATGGCACTTGCTGGACTGCGAAGATCGAACTTTACAATTTAAGCGCAGACCAGGCGCAGAAATTCCTCTTGGGGCAGGGTTCCACAGTTGAACTTTCGGCGGGCTATCAGGCTGGTCCCTACGGAATCATCTTTGCTGGGACCGTCTATGCGGCGTACTATGAGCGCCCCGACGTGGTGAACTCAAAGGTGACGCTGATGTGCTACACGGGGCTTGCGAACACCATCGGGAATTTTGCATCCATGCGAGGCGTTGCGAAGATGACCCAGGCCGCGCTCATTGCTAATATGTGCAAGGGCGCATCTGTGCCGATTCCGATAGACCCATCGACTCAGGCGACAATGGCCGCTGTAGACAAGATTTCACAGACGCAGCTTCCCCGCGCCCGTCCCATCTTTGGCGATCCAATCAAATACATCAATGAGGTTTCAGCCGCGAACAACCTGCAATCGTGGTACGGATCGAACGGCGTGGTCATCACGCGCGGCGAAGATACGAACTCAGATGCGACGATTGCATACACCAGCACTAGCCGGATTTTAGGCGTTCCGCAGCAAACCTACGACTCGCACACTGGGGCTTCCGGCGTGAATCTAGTCGTTGCTCTTGACCCTCGTTTGCGTGTGCAGAATCCTCCAATGCAGATCAATATTGCCAGTTCAATCATTCGGCAGATGGAGTATCAGCCTCCAAATTGGCAACCCCTGCTAGATGCCAAAGGAAACTACCTTGTGAACGGATTGCAGTTTCGCGGTGACAGCCGAGGCGATCAGTGGGAGACCGAGATTGTTGCGCTCACGTCTACAAATGGGATGCTAAATTTCATCACAGAGAGCGTCGGCGGCGTAGAGTTGGATCGGAGGGCACCCGTTGGCCACTAACGTAATGATCCCGATTCAGCAGCGACTCGGCATTCAGACCGCGCCAATGGACCAGGCGCTTCATCAATTCGAGTGCGACTTGCGCGTGTCCGTCCCTGCGATTGTTGTTTCATTCGATGCTGTCCGGCAAGTGGTTTCTGTGCAGCCGTCAGTCAAGGAACTGATGCGCGTGAATGCCGTTCTGACGCCTACCACGCTCCCGATCCTTGACGATGTACCGATTGTCCTGCCTTGCGGCGGCGGATTTAGTCTGACGTTTCCGATTAAGTCGGGGGATGAATGCGATCTTGTTTTCTCGGACATGGCCTTTGACCTTTGGTGGCAGTCTGGCGGCGTCCAGCAGCAGCCGGATGGGAAACTATACCGGCATGACATTGGCGATGCTAAGGCCCATTTCGGGCTGCGCAATCAGACCCGCGTGCTGCCCAACTATTCGACTTTAAGCGCACAACTGCGCTCGGATGATGGAACGGTCATTCTCGACATGGCGGCGTCAGGAATCACGGCCACATCCCCAGCGGTGACGGTTAAAAATGCGGGGGGAACGGCACAGGCGCTTATGACTGACACTTTCTTTCAGTGGTGGGCGCTGAATATCTATCCATTCCTTGTTTTCAAGGGTTACGCGGGACCGCCGATACCTGTTACGGGCTGTGAAACAATCGTGTTGGAGGCTCAATGAGTACCACGCCAACAATCATGGTGCAACAAAACGACGCG